GAACCTGCCCGCCCTTGGTGCGTCGCCGGTGGAGAGGACCGGCGGCGCGATCATTGAGAGAGGTGGTGTTAACGACTTGTTCCTTGTCGCCGCCCGCCATATTGGAAGGGAATGCAATGATGGCGGGCAAGTCTCATATGGTCAGCACGAGCGCGACCATGCCGGCGCGCCAGAACGTGCGAGCCAACGTGTCCGACGGCTTCCGACTCGCCTGAGACGGGTCGATGAGGGCGATGTCCGCAAGCTCGGCGAGCACGTACACCGCGAGTACTGTCCACTGCTGCCAGACGATCCCGCTCACTGTTCGTCTCCCTGCTCCTCGACGATGGCGATGAACAGGGTCGGCACGACGAGGAACGCCCACCACGCGGCCAGCCCATTGCCGAACGGATGCATGCAGGCGTCATGGGTGAACAGCCACACAATGCAGACGATGAACGATATGACGGCCATGAGGCCGATCGTGTACGGGTAGCGCTTGAACATGACGCCGCCCTTACTTGGTCTGGACGAGCGTGTCAGCGCCGTCCGGGACGACGACGAGCTGATCCGCGTTGGACAGAGCGTCGATATAGTGCTGTTTGAGCACGTTGTCGGTCAGGCTCTCGTTGAGCACGGCGTTGGCGTCGGCCTCGCCCTGCGCCTTGATCTTCTTGGTCTCGGCCTCGGTCTTGGCGACTTCCTGCTCGTTCATGGCCTTCTGCTTGTCGATCTCGGCGGCCTGCGCCTCGTTGTATTTCTTGACGATCTCGTCGCCATAGCGCACGTCCTGCACGCTGACCTGTTCGACGGTCAGGCCGATCTTCCTCCACTTGGCCGCCAGCGCATCTTGCACCGCCTTCGTGTATTCGCCTCGGTTGGTGAGCATCGTCAAAGTGTCGAACCGGCCGGACTGTTCACGAGCCACGCTGCGAAGATCGTTGCTGATGTAGTTCTGCGTGAACGTCTGCTGCTTGCCGTACTCCGAGTACAGGTATTCGGCGGCGCTTGGATCAAGGCTGTAGTTGACCTGAATGTCGATGTCTGCGGAAGCTCCGCTCCTGTCGTTGACGGTGACTTGCTTGCCGACCGCGCTGCCGCCGTCGTACTTGTAATCGGTGTCTTTGTAGAAGTTGATGAGGTTGTTGCGGGTGTCGTATTTGACGATGCTCTGCCACGGCGTCTTCAAATGGAAGCCCGCGTCTTCGGAATGGCCGGCCAGACTGCCGCCCATGTTGCGGATGACCGCGACCTCGCCCACGTCCACGGAGTACAGGCATGCGGGGATCAGCAGCATCAATCCGACGAGGCCCGGAATGAGGCCGATGCCGGCCCCCTTGACGTTGTTGGACAGCGCGATGCCGGTGACGGCGGCGCTGAAGAGCAGCAGGACGATGGAGATGACGAACCAGATCATGAGGGTTCCTTTCAGAGGATAAGGCCCTTTCCCCGTGCCGGTAGGCTTGAGGTGCCAACCAAAAATCCGCACGACGCGGGGAAAGGAAGAATTTTCAATGCAGACACAACGAGAGGCGCTTAACGAAGCGCTCGACAATCTCCGTGTCGGAACCAGTAGCGCCGCTTGGCTCCGGGATCATGCAGAAAGCGAAGAGGTGAGGAAACTCGCCCGCGCCGTTCATTACATCGGCTTCGGCGCTCAGCAGATCGCCATCGCCCTCACCGACCGAAACAAGACCAAGGACTTGTAGGAGAAACAGGGACACCGCGTCGAGCTGTGCCAGAAGCGCACGCCTGTCCAGCTTCTCCGAGATTCGCCTGTATTCGGAGTCCCCCAGTGCCTCGCGCACGGCAGCCTCTGAATACAGGGACGCTTTCATGCGCAGCATGCCGGCGTCCTGAAGATTGTGCTGCAACGTCTCCAGAGAGGACAGCAACGCAGGTTCACAATTGGACTTGCTCATTTCGCCGCCTCTTCCGGCTGGGGGTTGTCCGCCGGCCACGGGTCAAGAGTGCGACCCATGAGGTAGTCAACACTGGTGTTGAAGAAGTCGGCGAGCGCCTTGTAATCCTTTGCAGAGAAGGATCGGAGGCCGTTCATTTTGTTGGAGAAAACTTGTTCGCTCATACCGATGGCGAGCGCCACGTCTTTCTGAAGGCAATGACGCATCTCGATCAGTCCTGAGATGCGGGACGCTGGGTTATCACCTTCAAGCGTCACTAATCGTTTTTGATTGGCGTTCATGGTTGCTAACCATATCACGCACTAATCGATTTCGAGCACTCTCGGCGTGTCTTGATTTTGATTCGACATGCTGAGATTCTTGCGCTACTAATCACTTTTGCGTATCATTAAGGGCATGACGGTAACTATGACAGCCCCAAAGGTTGCAGCTAGCCCGCAGGACATAGCGATTTTGAACCTGAATATGCTGATGCAGCTTGAAGGGCGCTACAGAAAAGACCTCGCCGAATACATCGGCAGACGCCCACAGAATCTCTCCCGCATGATGTCAGGAGAGAGCAACTGGGCACTGAATGACATGTGGAAGGCGGCTGAGTTCGTGGGCGTCTCCCTTGACGTCCTGACTGATCCGACTCTCACGCCGGCCAAGGCGCTCAGCATCATCGGCGAGCGCCGTAACGATAACGATGGGAATGGAGGTTTGCCTGTCGTCAACGTTGACGACTTCCGCCTACGTGGCGGGGCATGGAAGGCCCCGGCTATGATTCTCGCGGCTTAGTTTTGAGCCGTTTGGGATCATAACCCAGAGGTCACAGGTTCAAATCCTGTCCCCGCTACGAATCGCGGGAGGCCGTCACGAATTTATCGTGACGGCTTTTTGTTTCCTAGCAGCATTATTGCCGATTGGACGATGATGTCCCGTGAAAAAACAACATCCAGCCCCACTCTGGGCAGAATCTATCAACATGTGGCTCGACTCACTGAAGGCGGCGGGCTACTCCACCAACACGCTCAACACGCGGCGCTGCCAGATGAGCGCACTGTCGCGGGCGCTCGGTGGCGACCCGAGGGACGTGGAGGGCGACGACCTGCTCGCCCACTTCGCCGGCAAGGAATGGAAGCCCGAGACACGCAAGGGCGCGAAGAACGCCTGCGTCAGCTATTTCCGATGGCTCAAAGCGTCCGGCCGCAGCGAGGCCGATCCGAGCGAGTTCCTACCCACCGTCAAGCGTCCCGAACCGCATCCCCGGCCATGCCCGGACGTGGTCATACTCACCGCACTGCGCAAGGCCACGGACAGCGAACGGCTCATGCTGCGTCTCGGCGCGGAATGCGGTTTAAGGCGCTTCGAGATAGCGAAGGTGCACAGCCGCGACGTCATGCGCGACCTCGTGGGCTGGAGCCTCGTCGTCGTAGGCAAGGGCGACAAGCAACGCATCGTGCCCATCGGCGACGACCTCGCCCTGCTGATCCGCTCCGCCCACGGCTATCTGTTCCCCGGCCGGTGGAGCGGCCACGCCGAATCATCCTACGTCGGCCGACACCTGAGCGACCTCTTGGGCCACGGATGGACGGCCCACAGCCTGCGCCACAGGTACGCGACCACGACCTACGCCGCCACACGAGACCTGCTGCTCGTCTCCAAGCTCCTAGGCCACGCCTCGGTCGAGACCACGCAACGGTACATCGCCATGCCCGACGACCGGCTGCGCGCCGCCGTGGAAGCCACACGCCTCGCCGCCTAGGAGGATCACGATGTTCCGTTTCCCCGACTTGATTATGGTACTAAATTATGGTACCATAATAAGCATGATCGAATGCGAACCGTCAGCCTTCAAGCACTGGCTCACACAACCACAGATCGACTACATATTCCGGCATCCGGTGGCCGTGTTCGAGGTGCAGTCGAGACACGCCGGCGACAGGGTCATGGCGATCCTCGGATACCCGGACGAGTTCAGGGAACGCCCCGTGGAGCTGCTGGTATCCCAGCGCACCCGCAAGGTGTTCCACGCGATGGACTGCCGCCGCGAATGGCTCTACAAGTTCGACGACTAAAAACACCAAGGAGGACATCATGAGCAACGAAACAGACTGGGACGAGCTCTCGGACGAATACACCGAGCACACCCCCGCCATCATCGGCGAGACCATCCGCCCGCAAAGGGCGATCACGATGGATGACATCGACGACATCTTCGCCGGCCGCCCCCTCGCCGACCAGCCCCGCCGGAAGGCCGACGTGCTCTACAAGGCATACCTCACGCCCGACATGGACGCACGGGTGCGGGCACAGGCCGAACGAGAGCACATCGGCAAGAGCGCTCTGATTCGCAAGGCGCTGGCCGCATACCTGACCGCCAATCAGGCACAGCCCGCGATGGCCTGACCCATATACGACGAAAAGCCCCCGAACCATACCGTGAGTGCGGTAGGTTCGGGGGCTTCTTGTTATTCGGTCTTGGATGCCTTGGCCTTGAGGGTGCTTGCGCCGATGACGACGCCGATGGTCAGGGCGACGGCGTTGATGGTCGTCGCGGCCGGATCGGCCCATGTCCAGCCCCATACGGGGCCGAGGCTCATGGCGCTCGGCACGGCCAGAAGAGTGGCGGACGCGCTCGAGATGACGATCGACGAGTTCGAGTCCCGCCTCTGACGCAGGCATGCAGAAGCGCCCCTCGACTCCTATGCATGGAGCCGAGTGGCGCTACTTGTTTAGAATCTGCCGGTGTTGAGGCGGCTTTGGAGTGCGCGTGCGGTGCCGGGGCCGAACCATGAGTCCTGGGCGACGCCGAGGTGTTTCTGCAGGGCGCGGATGGTGGCGGGGCCGAGGAGCCCGTCCGCGGTGAGGTTGAGCTTGCGTTGGACGGCGCGGATGAGGTTGGAGCCGCCGCCACCGTAGCGCACGCACGAGTCCACGAGCGCGGGCCGGCCCCATGTCCGGCCGTCCGGCCTGTACTGGCCGCTGATGATGCCGTCCACGCTGGTGCCCATGACCTGCTGCCAGCGGCGGATGGTGGCCGGCCCGCAGGAGCCGTCTACCGTGAGCCGGCCCGTGCCGCCGCCGGACGACGTGGCGCCGCCGTTGTAGGCGGGGCGCAGGATGGCGGCGATGGTGTTCCATGCGCGGGTGCGGCGTGCTACGCGCCCGTTGTTGGTGTTGCCTTCGATGGTCTGGATGTACGAGCCGTGGTTGGCCTCGATGAAGCCGATGTGGTCCACGACGCCGCCGTCCCAGTTGAATATCACGATGTCGCCGGGGCGGGCGCTGCGCGTGCTGACCGCGCGGGAGCGTCCCGCGGACAGGACGTAGGGCACGTAGGCGGCGGGCAGTCCCGGGAACGCCTGACCGGCACGGCTCATGACCCAGCTGACGAACATGGCGCAGAACGGGACGCCCGACGCGCCATAGTAGGAGCCGTGGGATTGGGCGTACCAGCGCCCGTACTTCGTGCCCGGCTGCGGGTCGGTCCAACGGGAATAGCCGATTTCGCCCGCCGCGATGCGCAGGACTTCACTCGCCGTCGCCATAGGACACCTCCTCGATGGGTGCCACGTCAGCGGTCGCGTCCGCGCCCTTGGAGTCGGACACCGCGTAGGCCGCCTGAGCTGTCCCGGTCGTGGCGTCGGCTGTGGCGTCGGTGTCGGTGGCGACGATGTTGGCTTTGAGCGCGTCGGTGAGCTGCTGTCCCTGCACTGCGGCACCGGTCAGGTTGTTGTTGCGCCACCATGCGTACACGGATGCGATGACGGCGATGACGCCGGTGATCGCGGTGCTCACCTGATCGGTGGTGAACGGGAGCTGGCTGATGCCGGCGATGCTCAGGCCGGTCTGCGCGACGCTGAACAGCTGGACGATGAGCAGGATGATCGCCTTGGTGCGTTCCACGGTCAGGCCGGGAATCGCCGGGCCGGTGGCCTTGTGGTCGGCCACGCCGCTGATGTTTGCCATAATGGTTCTCCTTACAGAAGAAGCCCCACGGGTGTGGGGCTTTGGTTGGTTTTACAGAGTCGGACGCGCAATCGCGCGTCCGCGTAGGGG